GTTGCAGAGCATGGCTATGCAATTGCTGTTTCAGAGCTACTACTTAACGCATCATTTGATGACGTAATGGCTTCAGCCTCACGTCTTCTTGGTCGTAACATGGCTCTCTACCTAGATGGTCAGGCACGTGACACACTCATGGCCGCATCTTCAGTTATCTACGGCTATGACCGTTCAGGTCTTTCAGCTGCAAATGACTGGTACGGAACAGGTACCGCTGGTACTTCCCGTGCTTCTCTTACTGGAGCATTCGACCTAACAACAGCTGTTGTTAAGGATGCTGTAGAAACATTGGCAACAAAGAACATCCCTCGCCTTGGTGAGACATATGTTGCTTTCGTTCACCCACACCAGAGCCGCAAGCTTCGTGACAACCCAGAGTTCATCGAAGTAACAAAGTACGCAGCTCCAGGTAATTTCATGCTAGGTGAAATTGGTCGTCTATACGACACAGTATTCATCGAAACAACACAGATCGAAAAGGTGGGAAATGGTGCTGGTTCAGGCTACTCAGCTGATACAGCCGTTGCAGCAGGATCAATCGTTTACCCAACAGGTGGCGGTTACACATCACCAGCAACAAAGACCGGTAACGGTAACAAGGACCGCTATACAGCTATCTTCATTGGAGATAACGCATTCGGTCACGCAATCTCTCTTCCAGTTGAGCTCCGCGATGGCGGTATCCTTGACTTCGGTCGTGAGCACGCACTTGCTTGGTATGCAATTTACGGTCTTGGTCTAATCACTGACCAGTCTGTAGTATTGGCAGAAACCAACTAATTTAATCTAGTTAGGGGGCTGGGGCTCAAAATCCAGCCCCCTAACACAAACAATAGGAGAATACTAATCGTGTCAAAAGCAAAAGTAACAGACGTCACAGGACGTCAGCGTGAAGCTCAAATTAAAGCGCACGCAGAAGAACTTGCACAACGTGCAGGTGAAATGTCAATGGCAACTGCGGAAGCAGCATCAAAGCTAGAGACAGAAGTCGTGGATCTAACTGCTCCAGGAAACCCAACAGTTATTGACGAAGTTGAAACCGTAGGCGTTAGTCTCGCAGACGACACACAAGTTATCCGTGTCGCTGAAGACCTAGATTTTGTAACAATCGGCGCAGGAAATCACTTTTCCTTTAAGGCCGGACAGAAGTACAAAGTAGCAAAGCATGTTGCTCAGCACTTGCAAGAAAAGGGCTATTTGTACGATCGTCTCTAATAAGAGACATAATCTAGAACGCCCTCATGGACAAGCCGCCCTTCGTCCATGAGGGTTCTTAACGTTTGTCCTGACTTCTGACAATAATCACGGGATTATTTGAACATTAACTTCATCGGAGGAATCAGTGGCAACACTTGCAGCATTATCTGAACGTCTTCGGTTTGAGATAGGCGACCAAGGTAAGTCTTTCGTTGAAACTTTTAGGGGAGATGGCGTACAAACCCGCTTCTACCTAACAGTAGCCCCAGTAGATGGCAACACCATGACCGTTAGAGTTGGCTCAACCAACGTGTCTGGAACCACATCCGTAGAAGAGCGAACAGGTCTAATTGTCCTAGCATCGCCTCCGGCTGATGGAGCAATCGTAACTGTTTCTGGTACCAACTTTAAGTATTTTACTACCGCAGAAATTGATGAGTATGTTAACACTGCCTTTCTAGAGCATGCCCGTAGCACCACAGATTCCAACGGTAGCCGTGCAACCATTACAACTCTTCCAGCTGTTGAAGAGTACCCAATGATACTTCTTGCAGCTACTATGGCTTTGTACACTCTTGCTACAGATGCTTCTTTTGACATTGACATTATTTCTCCAGATGGCGTTTCTATTCCCCGTACAGAACGATTCCGCCAACTAACAGAGATCATTAATAATCGTAAAGAGCAATACAGAGAGCTATGCAATCTTCTCGGTATCGGTCTTTACAAAATTGAAGTGTTCAACCTACGTCGTATTAGTCGCATGACTAATAAGCTTGTACCTATCTACAGACCACAGGAGATTGACGATGCTTCTCTTCCACAACGGGTACGTTTGCCAATCCCTAATTATGGAGATGTCACTCCCGAAAGTGACGTTATTACCCGCGACCTCTCTATGTATGCGGGAGACGACTTTGCTATTAAACTCAAGTTCTCAATGGATCTCGCTACATATACGCCTAAATCTCAACTACGCCTATTCCACACTGGGGGCCGTGCTCAAGTAGGTCCAGTAATTGTTGGAGAGTTTGTTATTACAAAGCTTCGATCAACAGTTAATGGAATCTATGACATCATTCAACTCTCACTTCCAGGATCTGTAACAAAAGAACTTCCATACGCTTGCTACTACGATGTGCAGCTAACTGACAACACTGGAAAAACAAGAACATACATCACTGGTAAAGTCTTTACTGAAGAGCAGGTAACTCTTTAATGGCTACACCAGAAATTATTGAGATAATTGAGCAACCTACAACAGTAATTACTATTGGTGCTGATAAAACAGGTAGCACAGGTCCTCAAGGTCCTGTAGGTCCTACAGGCCCAACTGGTTTAACTGGGGCAACTGGACCGACTGGTGCACAAGGTGCAACTGGATCCACTGGTGCAACCGGTGCAACAGGTCCAGCGTCTAACGTTACTGGACCAACAGGTGCACGTGGTTTAGATGGACCGACAGGTCCTACTGGTGCTACTGGTCCGCAAGGCGCTGCTTCAAATGTTACGGGCCCTATTGGACATACTGGTCCCGCAGGTATTCAAGGTGAGCGGGGACCTATTGGTCCACAAGGACAAACTGGCCCTACTGGAGCTGCTGGAGCTACTGGAGCAACTGGTCCGCAAGGCGTATCAATTCATTTCCGCGGTTCTTTATCCACATACGCTGCACTTCCTTCAACTAATAGAACTATTAATGATGCGTATTTAATTTTAGATGAAGGCGATCTTTATGTTTGGAATGGTTCAGCTTGGGACAATGTAGGACAAATTGTTGGTCCTAAAGGTGACACTGGTCCACAAGGACCTACAGGTCCACAAGGTTTAACTGGTTTAACTGGTAACACTGGACCAACAGGAGCAACAGGAGCAGCAAGCACAGTAACCGGCCCAACAGGTCCAACTGGTTCTACAGGTCTACGTGGTTTGCAAGGAGAAATTGGACCTACAGGTTCTCAAGGACCTACTGGTGTTTCTGGACCAACTGGACCACAGGGTTTATTAGGACCAACTGGATCTCAAGGTCCTACGGGACCTTTAGGACCAACTGGAGCACAAGGTGTAGTTGGTCCTACAGGATCAACAGGACCAACTGGTACACAAGGTGTAACGGGCCCAACAGGACCGCGAGGTTTACAAGGTTTAACTGGAGCCTCTGGAGATACAATACTTAACGTAGATGCTGGCGCACCAAATAGTGTATATGGTGGCGTAGATTCAATTGATTGCGGAGGAGTGACCGGCTAATGGCTGTAAAAGTTCAATTTAGACGTGGTACCGCATCTGAGTGGTCTGCAGCAAATCCTGTTCTTGCACAGGGTGAAGCAGGTTACGAATACGACACTGGTAAATTTAAAATTGGTACTGGAGTTCTTGCGTGGAACTCACTATCTTATTCTTCTGGAACAACTGGACCTACAGGTGCTCAGGGTGTAACTGGTCCTACTGGTCCAGTATCTACCCAACCTTCAACTGTAACCGGTCCTACAGGACCTACAGGTCCGCAAGGAACTAGCATTACTGTTAAAGGTTCAGTAGCTGCAGTTATAAATCTTCCTTCTTCAGGTAATGCAGTTAACGATGCTTACATTGTTACCGCAACTGGTAACTTGCATGTTTGGAATGGAACAGCTTGGACTAACGTTGGTGCAATTGTTGGTCCAGCTGGAGCAACGGGTGCAACGGGTTCCACTGGACCTACTGGTCCTGCGGGTACAAATGGTTTTGTAGGTAGCAATGGTGCAACAGGTGCAACCGGACCAACAGGATCTACCGGTCCAACTGGAGCTACTGGTGCCGCCAGCACAGTTGCAGGCCCAACAGGTGCAACTGGACCTACTGGTCCACAAGGTTTTCAAGGATCTCTTGGACCAACTGGACCTACGGGCGCTGCGTCTCAAGTTACAGGGCCTCAAGGACCTACCGGACCTACAGGTGCAACTGGTCCTCAAGGAAAATTTACAGCTAGTGCAGTAGCCCCATCTATTCTTACTGCTGTAACTGGCGACGGTTGGTTTAACACAGATACTACAAAAACATACGTATTTTACAACAATGTGTGGACAGAAGTAGGTTCTGGAAATATTGGGCCAACTGGACCTCAGGGTGTGCCTGGGGCTCTTCAAATCGGCACAATGTGGTGGTTTGGAATTTAAAAAGAAGTATACGCCGTAAAAAAATGTAATAACAAGTATCTTGTACTAAGTGCAGGTAAAGAGAGGTAAAAATCAATGCCAGGTTTCTTAGGCGGTAATTCGAGTGGTACAGGCGGAGAGATCCGTTTTCCTGCTGAATTTATTGATCCAGTAACGAAACTCCGCGTCTCCGAACCGCAGACGCTGATTGATACAGACTTTGAATATGGTTTGCAGCCTACTAAATGGGAAACAGTTGAGCTTATCAACAACACTCCATCCTTTTTCTCAAAAGGTGGAGATACAACAATCCCAAACATTTCTTCTGTAACCACAACTGAACTTTCTCGTGAAGTAAAGGTAACTACTTCTTTAGCCCACGGTCTTGCTGTTGGTATTCCAATCAACGTTTCTGGTACTAAGTCTCTTACAGCAGATGGTGCCTACATCATCAACTCTGTACCTGATATTTATACCTTTACTTATCTTTGTAAGCAAAACCAATTAGTTACAGCATCTATTGAAGATCTTTATACTTCTATTGTTACCGGTGAGTTTTTCCAAGGATCACAAATTCGTATTGCTGACTCTGATGGTTTGGTAACAGACTCCGCTAGTAACTCTACACTAACTATTAAAACTGAATCACCTCACGGTTTTGGTGTTGCAACCCCATTTTATTTCTTAAATCTTAACTCAACAGTTTCTCAAGAATTTGACTCTTCTAACTCTGCTTCTAAAGCGTTTGATGCAAGTAACAGTGCAACTGCACAGATATTTGATGGTTCTAATACTTTAACTTCTTACAGACTTGATCTTGATAATAACGCGGTAGCTTCTGGAACTGTAAGTTCTATCTCAACCTACTCATCAGCAAACAATACTATTACGGTACAGCACACCACAGAAAACTTTTTAGGAAAAGCTGTTGGAACACCTCTTTACCATAACGTTGTTTCTGCTGGAGGCTACTTTGCTTCAAATCCAAGAGGCGTTGTATTTTTAAAATCTTTAGTTACAGCTACAACTAGTGGTTCCGTATTTCAAATTAGTAGCGTTCCAAACGGTCCAGTTATTTCAATTACAAACGCATTAACAGGAACTTTTCAATTAGCAAATGAAGCTCGTTTATTTGCTGGAAATAACTTAGATAGTGCTACTGAAACAACAATTACGGTTGTAAACGACGCGGCTAAAACTTTTAACGGAGAAAACACAGGCGGACAGTACTTAAATAACTGTTCATTTAGCGCAGGTAACGTTAGCGGAGCTAGTGGTTCTGGTGTTGCAGACCTATCTCTATATGCCGGTTTAATGGTTAAATATGAAACTACAGGAACGCCTCCAACAATTAACGCTGGTGGAGATGCATCAAATGGTGGATCTACTACTTCTTTAGTAAACGGTCGCACTTATTTTATTGATAGCAATTTCCAGGTAGGTAGCTCAATTAACTACGTTGTAACTCTTAAAGAGTATCCAACTAGCTCAACCAACATAAACTTTACAGGAACTGGTACCGGTACACATAAATTTACAGCAATTGGTATTGCTCTTGATAAAGACCTATTCCACATCAAAGACCACGGATATGCAGTAAATGATATGCTTCGTTATGCATACCCAACAAGTGGACACTTTGGTGTAAATGACGCTGGAACTGAGTTAAAAGACTATTACTTTGTGCAGACTCTTTACGGACCGCACAACTTTAGCGTTAACTGGACAGTAGGAGAGCTTTCTCCAAAAACTCAATCATTTATTGGATTGGTAGCAACACAGTCTTCAGTAACAACTCTTATGACTGCTCAAGGTTTTGGAGCAGGATTATCTTTTGCTGTTACTTCAGGCACTCTTCCTGCAGGACTTGTTCTTAATACTTCTACAGGTGTTGTTTCAGGAACCCCATCAAATATTGCGGGTTATTCACAAGCAACAGTTAGAATTACTGCCACAGACAGTTTTGCAAGTACAGACTTTATTGATATTACTTTCCAAGTAAATCCGGCCCCATTCTTGTATGCATTTAGCGCTGCAACATTTACTCCTGGTGGGGCAAGTGGTATGTATGGTCCAAACATTACTCAAGCACGTAATGGTGTAGGAAACCCTAGTTGGGCCTCAACATACTTAAACATGCCTTCTTATAATGGTCATATGGAGTGGACTGTTCCAAGGACAGCAACTTATAGAATTTTTGCTCAAGGTGCCGGAGGAAACTACGACAACTGCTATGGATACTATGGCGGTGCTGGAGCACAAATGCGTGGAGACTTCTCCCTAACTCAAGGTGAAATCGTTACTATTGCGGTAGGGCAACGAGGACTTTCAGGCTGTGCTTCTCAAGGTTGCAGTCACAACGTGTCTGGAGGAAACGGAGCTACTTGGGTTCTTAGAGGAAACAAGTACACAAACGCAGCACAGTCAGATGTTATGATAATTGCTGGCGGAGGCGGTACTCCTGGAATGTACCCATGCTGTAACGGAAGTAATTACACTACCAACGCAAACACTGGAACTGCTGGATATTGGAATAACGCCCGCGGAGGTTATGCTGCAGATGGTGGTAGCGGTGCCGGAGCTTGGTCTAACCACGGCTCTGGTGGAGCAGGTTTTTATTCTGACGGATCTGGTGGAGCTAGTAACTGGTACCCAAGCGCATACAAAAACTCTAATAACCCCCTTAGAGGCGGCTACATGTACACCCCTTGGGGTGACTATGGACGTCACGGAGGTTTTGGAGGCGGAGGTTCTTCTGGTCTTCACTCAGGAGGTTCTGGTGGTTGGTCAGGCGGCGGAGGCGGCGAATGGTGCAGCTACGGAGCTGGTGGTGGTGGAGGTTCCCTTAACAACGGCGCTTCTCAGTCAAACACTGTTGGCGGAGGAAACACAGACGGCTATGTCACTATTACACAGCTATAAGGGTTGGGAGATAAACTTAAATGACTAACATCTACCCCGATCTTCGTACAGAACCTTTTGTTGCAAATCCACACGCTCTTTTAACAGACGGAGTTGTTACCGACGTAGTTTTTATGCAAGATTACGATGAAGAACAAATTAAAGAAACTTTGTCTAAGTATTCTTATGATGAGGTTGCAAGTTGGGACGAGTACGGGTACATGATCTACGCTGGGTATATTAAAATAGGGAAATGGATAGTTATCCCGCAACCTACTCCAAACCATACGTTTAATGAGACCAACGGTGCTTGGGAACTACCACGTAATGCTGAGTACAAATGCACCCCATGCGAATCAAACAAAGAAAAGAGTGTAACTAATGCCAATTAATATTACTACCGCAGGCGGTGCAGGTACACACTCTTTTTCAAAAACAAACGTAAATCTTGCAGACGATTTTATTTACTACAAGAACTCTTCTCCAGACGTTATCCCAACAATTTTTGCTGTTGGAACTACTTTTATTTATACACCTGGTGTTGGTGCCCTAGCAGGAATTAACTCTGGGGATATTCTCTATGTTACAACTCAAAATCCAAAAAAACTTACCTTTAGCTCAACCTCTGGTGGATCTTCTGTAAATATTACAGGACAAACTGCAGGATCAATTAAATTTAACACCCCAATTGTTTATTCTAATAAACTTAATATTGATGGGCAAACTGCTGATCGTCAAGCTGTTAAGTACTACACAGATAGCACTCCTCTTACTGGCCTTGTAAGCGGAAATACTTACTTTTTACGTAACGTTTCAATTTCAGATTTTGCTGGAGCTAAGGCTCTTTATACCCTTACTTCAAACACCCACACATTTACAAGTGCTGGTACAACTGGAGCTAATCCTCCAGCTATTGCAACAATTCGTGCTGCCTACACAACAGCAACAACTTGGCGAGACACTTACTTACAGCAGGGTTCATTCCAGGGATACCAAGACTGGACAGTGCCTGTATCAGGTACCTATGAATTTACTGCAGCCGGTGCTTCAGGTTATGATGGATCAGGTGCAGGCGGTGTAGGTCGCGGAGCAATTGTTAAGGGCCGCGTAAACCTTACTAAAGGTGAGGTTATTACCATTGTTTGCGGTCAGCGTGGTGCTGCACCTTCTTCTGGAGCTGTATGGGGAGGTTCTGGTGGTGGAACATTTGTTGTTCGTAAAACTGGTTTGCAGCCTTTGTTTGTTGCGGGTGGCGGTTCTGGTGAATCTAACTCCGGTGCAGGACGCGACGGTGTTTTAACAGCTCTTGGTGGAACAGCTACTTCAGGAGCTTTAGCCGGTGGATATGCCGGTTACGGTGGTCTTTCAACTAGCGGTTACTCAGCTGGTGGTGGTGGTTTTCTAGGACGCGGTGAAAACTCAAGCACTGGCGAACTTGGTGGTGGAAGTTTCCAAGACGGACTAGTTATGAACTCCTCCAACTTACGTGTTGGTGGTTATGGCGGATTTGGTGGTGGCGCACAGTCAGACGGAAATACACAAGGTCAGTCTGGTGGAGCCGGCGGTTATTCTGGTGGTGGCGGTGCTCGCAACACAGTAGCTAACAACTCTGGTGGTGGTGGAGGTTCCTTCATTACTAACCTTGCTAGTAGCGTAGCCACATCTACTGGTCTTTGGGAAGGTGTCTCAACCTTTACAAATGGTGGCGCTATTACTAACCTTTCTTCTTATAACACTGGAGATGGAACAGTAGCCGTATCACTTGTATCATCATTTACAACAGGTCACACATTGCACCCAACAGCAGCAGACGCAGCCGCGGGTACAAACGGTATTGCTATTACACCTACAGGGTCTTCATACCACGCAATCGTACCTATTACTGTAGACCTAACCGCTAATACATTTAATTTCCCAGATGCACACGGGCTAGTTACTAACGACGCTATTACTTACAGCACAAGCGGAACAGTCGTTGGGGGTATGTCTACTAACACTATTTACTATGTAAATAAGGTAGACAACTACAGCTACAAACTAAGTGTAAATACATCATTAAGTCCAGATTTAGATCTAACAGCTCCAAGCGCAAGTTCAAATGATACTTTTAGTAAGGTTATTGTTAACGTTGCAACAGAAACCATCACCCTTCCTTCTCACGGTTTCTTAGCCAACCAACCTATTAAGTACCTTACAAATGGTGGAACACCTATTGCTCCACTACAGAACAACGCAACCTATTATGTAAAGAGCGTAGTAGATCAGAACAACATTACTCTTAGCCAGTCTCTAAATGGCCCTACTATTAACCTTACATCTGCTGGTACAGGAACCGCACATTCTTTTGTTTATGTGGTTGTAAACGTAGATGAAGACAGCATCTATATTCCAGGTCACGACCTATCTACAGGACAAAAAGTTGTTTACTCTAATGGAGGTGGAACAACTATTGGCGGCCTTACAAACGGAGGTCAGTACTTTGTTTATAAGGTTGATAACAACATCATTAAGCTTTCTACAAATAAACTTGGTACTGCTATTGTAAACATTACTGGAACAGGTACTGGTAACCATACAATTACTGTAAATTCCGTTGACTTTGGTCTAAACCAGTTCTCTGTTCCAAACCATGGCTTTAGCCAAGGTGAATTAGTTCAGTATGATGCTGTAGGACAAACCGCTATTGGTGGACTTACTTCTGGATCTCCTTACTACATTATTCTTGTAGACGGAGATAACTTTAAACTTGCTGCGTCACTTCTTGACGCAACAGCTGGAACCGCTGTGGACATCACTACTGCGGGTGTTGGTAAGCATCGTATTTTGTCACTATCTAAGTCCCCAGATGGAACTTACACAGTGGCCTCAGTACCTACTGCCTACACATTTACAGTGTCTGCAGGTGGTTACGTACCAGCTATTACTAAAACATTTACTCCTCGTGCTGTTATTGACACTCAGCAGAATAACCTAAAGATTCAGTCACACGGTTTTATTACTGGCACTAAAGTTCGTTACAACAATAACACCGGAACATCTATCGGTGGTTTAACCAACCTTACTGATTACTACGTAATTAACTTAAATAAAGACTATATCCGCCTAGCGACATCTGCAGATAACGCCGCATCAGGTGTTGCTCTTAGCTTTACAGGATTTGGCGCTGGTGTAGACCATACATTAACTACCTACCAAATTAACGGTAACGTTACAGGTTCTGGAACAGTAACCACTGCTGCAGGAAGTACACTAGTTAATGGTTCTAACACCGCTTTCTCTAAAATCCTTAAAGTTGGAGATCGTTTCCGTATCTTCCCACCTAACACAGTTAACTCTAAGACATTTGGAGCTTCTAACGTAACTGGTGGAGCAACTAATACAATCGCTATTACTAGCCATGGTTTTATTACCACAGACGTAGTGCTGTTCCTTTCAGGAACAGGCGTTGCACCTGGCGGTCTTACAACTAACCAGTACTACTACATTGGTGTAGTTAACGCCAACACTGTTAAGCTATACAACAGTGCAACTGATGCAAACAACTCATCAAACGCAGTGGCTTTCTCTACTACTGGTACAGGAACTAACTTTACTTTAACTAGAACAGTTCCCTCTTCACCAATTATTCGTAGAATTACTGCTATTGGTTCTGATAACCAACTTACTGTTGACCGTGCATACGCATCAACATATACAGCGGTTCCTTACTCATACTCAACATTTATTTACACACGCCCACAGGGTTATAACCTTCACCGTCCGTTTGACGGAGGTGTTGAAATGTCTGTGGGATCTAGCACTTCATACGGTCAGATTATTCGTCAGACTCGTAAGTACTTCCGTTACCAGTCAGGTAAGGGTTTACAGACCTCGTTTGGTATTAACTTTAAGCCTACTATCGACGTAGAAAACTTACGTAGAGTTAGCCCAACAACTTTCCAAGCTACGACTCGTCGCCCACACGGATTAGTAAACGGCCTATACATTGAGATTTCTCAGGCTGAAACTTCTTCAGGAGCATCTAGTACTTTGTACAACGGAGTATTCCAGGTAACTGTGCTTGATGCGACAAACTTCACTTGCCTAGCAGGAAGCACCTTACCTACTGGTACCGAATCACGTGCTTACGGTTTCCCTCAGTTCTACGTAAAGAGCTGGACAAACGGAGCCGTTCGTGCAGGTATGTTTGACTTCCAAAACGGTATGTTCTTTGAGTTTGACGGACAAAAGATTTATGCTGTTCGTCGTTCTTCAACTCAGCAGCTAGCTGGAACAGCAGCGGCTTTACAGGGGTCAGAGTTTGTATTTGGAACAAATACAACCTTTACTACACAGCTAAAGACTGGCGATTACATTGTTATGCGTGGTCAGTCTTACAAGATCTCAAGCATTATTAGTGATACTCGTATGACTGTTAAACCCGAATATAAAGGATCTACCGGAACTGAAAAAGAATTTAACCCTGGAGACGGAACAACAGGTGTTGTAAACGTAGCTGGAGATTACTTCAACATCAATAGCCACGGATTTACCCATCTATTGCCTGTTGTGTACAACTCTATTGACGGTACCGCTATTGGTGGTTTGATCAACGGCCTTACTTATTATGTAAACTTGATTGATAATAACAACTTTAAGTTGTACGCCTCACCTGATTCAACTCAGAGCGTAGCTATTGCAGATGTTGGTGCGGGAACTCCTCACTCATTTACACCTGCTAAGTCAGGTATTATTATGACTAAGACTGTAGATACACGTACTGCACAAGAGAACTGGTCAATCGACGTTTGCGATGGTACCGGCCCAACAGGCTATAACCTTGATCTGTCTAAAATTCAAATGGCTTACATGGACTACTCTTGGTACGGTGCAGGAAAGATTCGTTACGGATTTAAGACTAAAGAGGGTGAAGTTCAATACGTACATGAATATATTCACAACAACTACAAGCTTGAGTCTTACTTCCGTTCAGGTAACTTGCCTACACGCTATGAAGTAGTTACGTTTGATACGCCAACCTATATCCCATTCCTATTCCACTGGGGTACTTCGGTTATCATGGATGGTAAGTTTGACGATGATAAGGCATACCTCTTTACGCAATCAGGTAACACCCTATCTATTTCAGGAACTACTACAAAGACCTTTGGCTCTACTTCTGTAACCACAGGAACTGATCGTATTAACATCCCTGCTCACGGTTTTGCTACTGGAGATGCGGTTGTGTTTGAAGGGCGTACTCGTGCAGGACTTATTGGTACAAATGCCAATAACCCTCAAACTGCAAGCACTGGTTTCCACCCATACACAAACTTGCAGAACGCTCAGGTTTATTACGTACGGTCAGTCGACGCTAACAACATTTCTTTACACGGTAACGCTACTGACGCTACGTTTGGCAGCGGTGCTGGTCAGAACACCATTGACATTCAGACACAGGGTAACGCACAGTACACCTTCTATATCTACCCATTAGGTGCATATAACAACTCTTCCGGAGCCGCGTATCAACCACTTCTTTCAATTCGTCTGTCCCCATCAGTATCCTCTGGTTTGACAGGTAAACTTGGAGATCGTGACGTTATTAACCGAATGCAACTACGTTTGCGTGAAGTCTCTGTACAGTCAACTCAGTTAGTAGACGTTAAGCTTCTAATTAACGGTCGTTTGAATAACTTGAACTTCTCTGGAGTAACTTCTCCTTCGCTAGCTCAAGCTATCCAACATACGTCTAACGATACTATTTCGGGTGGAATTCAGGTGTATAACTTCCGTGCTACTGGTAACAACGGAGTAGAAGCATCTACAGTAATTAATATTGGTGATTTGTTCGAAATGTCTAACTCCATCTTAGGTGGAGACAGCATTTTCCCAGATGGACCTGATATTATTACTATTGCAGCAGCTCGTTTGACTGGTAACGTAACCCAGACATCAGCAAAGTTAACATGGACTGAAGCACAGGCATAGGAGGAACCAATGGCGATTGTTCGACTTGG